GACGTCTTGCACGATGTCCCCAAGCGCCTTTTCGCGGCCGGTGGAATGCGCGGTGGCATCCATCTGGCGGGCCTTTTCGCGCAGGAAGTCGATCTCCTGCCGCAAGACCTCACGACTTTCATCGTCGGGCAGGTTCGGCAACTCGGCTTCAAGCGCCTCGGCTTCCATAAGGTAGTAATCCCGGCGCCCCGAAGCATCCTCGATCATTGTCTCGGTCGCGCCGATGTCGCCAATGGCGCGCTTGATCCGGCGTCCGGGCAAAAACTGCTGTAGTTGCAGCCACCCGGCTTTCAGATCGTCCTGCCACGTCGCGTCTTGTTGCGGCACGTCGGGAAGATCATCAAAGGAGGGCGCCGTAGTTGCGGGCGGCGAAAGGGGGGCGGGAACTGCGCCATCCTTCGGCATGGTCGGGGCAACCATATCCGATGGAAGTTGTGCCGGGACGAACATATCGGCCAGAGAGCCCGTTGCGCCGGGATCGGTGGGCATCACGGGATCAGGGGTGCTTGCCCCAGCCATAGGCAGATCATCAAACAGACCGGCCTTCTTTACGTCCGGAAGGTCATCGAACAGGCCCATTAGAGCCTCCCTGGGTCAATCCCCATTTCCTTGAGGCGGGCCGCCACGGCGCGCGGATCCTTGCCTGCGGCGATTGCGGCTCTGGCCTGATCCAGCACATTTGCCTCGTCGGGGCTTGCAGATGGTGCGGCGTCCTTGAACGTGACCTGCGGCTCCGTAATGTCGGACGGCCCGCGGAACATGTCCATGAACTCGCCCATGAACCCCTTATCGCCGTCCCAAGCCACATTCGGGTTCGTTCCAACCGTGACATTTTCGACCTTGGCGCCGGGGAGGACTGCGGCGGCGGCTTCGTCCAGAGTGCCGTATTGTCCTGTGGCATATGCTTCGATAACCGCGCCCTGCACCGTGGCCGACTGCGCTCCGTCGAACCCTGCGTCCCGCACCATGCGGCCAACGCGGTTCAACTCTCCCTGCGTCAGATCGGACGTCTGCACCGTCGCGCCGTTCGAACCCGTGGTGCTGCCGGGAGAGCGGGCACGTCCGCCAGGTGAACCTGTATGCGCGGCAATCAGGGATGCAATACTGCCTTCCGGCGTGAGATCCGGGCTGCCAAAGCCAATGGACCCGTATTTCAGGGAATCGGATGCTGCCGAGTCTGCATAGCGCGAATAGTCCGGGCCAGCTTGAAGCGCCCGGATCATCATGGAGGACAGATCCCCGGACAAGCCGGTTTCTCCAATCGCGTCACGATATTGCGCTGTCTGGTTGTTCAGGAGCGCCTGAGATGCGGCGAGAGCATTCCGCCCCTCGGCCTCCGGGTTTCCAACAAAGCCTTCGACCATCCCGGCCAGACCTTGAGCGAACATCGGGTTGTTATATGGGCTTGTCCGCATATCAGTACACCGTGCTTCCGTAGCGTTGCGCCGTGAGTGGCAATTTCGGGCTGAATGTTGCGCCGCTGGACCCTGCGGCCTTCCCTGCCATACCAGCGAGACTCTGCCCTGCCAGCATCAAGGCATCACCGACGATCGAATTGCTCGGAGTCACCCTTGCCGCTGGAATGAATGTCTCCATATCGGCAACGCGCGATGATGCGTTCCGCTTTGATCCGATATTCGAAACGTCGCCTGCCATCCGGGCAATGGCGTCACTGATCCCGCCGAAAGCGGTGCCTTGGGCGGAAAGTTCCGACTGCGCCTTGAGAAGACCCCGAGACTCTTTGAGGGCGGAATTGATGATTTTCCCAATCGACGTGGCAACATCGCCATCTGCGTTTTGACCGGGCAGAAATGGGATCATCATTTCGTCTGCGGACCCGGCAATCTCGGAATCTGGTGCAGTTTCAGTCACGTCCTCGGCAACCGTTTCCGGGTTGGCCATCTGCAATGCCTGCATGACCGCCTGCGCCTGTTCGTCTTCGAACACACGTTGACGCTCGGTTTCGTTCTCCCGCGCGGTGCGCTCCATATCCATTGCGATCTGGTTCTGGCGGTTCTGCTCGGAGATTGCCTGATTCTGGATCTGGTTGTTGATCAGCGCCCCGCCCGCATTGGCGAGAATGCCGGGAAGTGCTGCGGCAAGACCACCTTTGGCGACCCCGGAAGCTATAAGCGGCTCAAGTCCGGTACACATTAGGCAACATTCCTTCCTGATGAGCGGTTGAGTGGCGCGGGCGTGGCGGCGGCGCGAATCTTGCCGGTCTCATATCCCTGGCGCGCGGCGCCTATTCCTGTCCCAATGCCGTAGAAAAGCGCGGGTAGGCGTGACAACTCGGGTTCTTCTGCCCGGAATGTGACTGCGGACCGCAAGGCGGCATCCGTGGCCGCCGTCTGATCCCCGGAAGACCGAAGCCCCGCTTCAATCGACGCACGGTTCTGATTGATCCGACTCTGTGTCCCGCTCAGATCCGACGCGATCTTGGCAAGGATTGACCCGCGCTCCAGAGCAAGGTCACGCCCAAGGTCGCCCTGCTTTTCGCCCGCTGCCGTGGAGTTGAGAAGACCGGCCCGCTTGAGTCCGAACGTCAGCTCATCACGAGCATCGGCGGCCTGTGTTTCGAGTTGCGGAAGGTAGAAGTCCCGCATGGCCTGTTCCCGCTGTTCCAGCACCGGCGTCATGCCTGCATAAGTGGCTCCGTCAACGGTTCCGCCTTCGAATATCGCCTTGATCTTGCCTATGCCGTCGTCAATGCGCGCCTGGCGGGCGGTTTCTTCCTCCCGCGCACGAATGGCTTCTTCCCTCTGGAAGTCCTGATATGACGTGTCGATCTTCGGTGCGCCGCACATGACTTAAACTCCCGTCCTGCGAGCAAGAAACTCGGAAATTAGCGGCGCAAGGCTCTGTGCGCCAGGCGCATCCCGCATGATCCGTTCTTCCTCCATGATCTTTTGAATGATCGTTGGGGAGTTCGGGTTGCCATATTCTGCCGGGCCGTAAAGATCCCACAAGATAGGATTCGAAGATCCCGTCACTGTCGGGGCCGCGGGTGTGGAAATCGCGGGTGAAGCGTCAAAATGATCGTCGCGCATCGGATTGCCTGCCGACCCGTTGAAAAACTGCCCCATAATGGCGGTCTCGGCCATCTTCTGCGCGGCCGGGTCAGATGAAAAACTACCTGTCATGCACATGCTTCATTCCTTCAACCACGAGAACAGAAGGTAGTCTTCACCCTTCAGTCCGTATTTCGGCATTTCGACCACATGACTTGCTCCGAGAAACCGCAGCCACTTGTGGGTATCAGTGTGGCTGGCGGGTGAAACGCAATGCGCCCGGTGCGCGCCGGCGGCCGAAACTGCCTGCATCATATCTCGCTTCGCAACCAAAGTCACCAAACGCCATACTTTCTGCCAATCGTCGGTTCCGAACCCGAACAGGGACCAAACCCCGGTATGAACCTGTGTCGCCCCAAGGGCCGCGCAAGGAAGCCCGTCGTGATAAAAGACCCACTTGAACCCATAGGCGCGGTGAAGGCTTTGGGCCAATCGAGACGGGCTTGCCTCGACAACGCCGAATACGTCCTCTTGGCTCTTGTCGCGCATGTTTTCGCAGACAAAGGCAATCTCGGCCAGATTGGGATCTGATACGATCACTTCTCCGCACCCCCGTCATAGTAGATCACGATCTGCCCGACGCGGGCGGCGTACTCGCTGGCGGACGTCAGGCGCAGCGCGATCTGCGTACCCTGCATGTCCATCGGAACCCGGTACTGCCCTCGGGTGCTGTTGTTCACGGTCGCCACCGGGGCCCACGCCGTTGCCACATCATCTGGCGACGGATTTACGGATGCCTCAATGCTCCACTCCCCTTCGCAAACCACGTCGATCCCGGTGAAGGATTTGTTGTGCCCAGGCTGCCCCATGTCCATGAACGGCGTAATGGCTTCTGCGGTCGCCCCGTCATATGCGCCCCCGTCTGACCCGCCGTAAATGTAGACTTCATCTGCAAAGTTTCGGAAAACGATAGTCTGTCCGACGGTGCAAACGTCCGCGCACCACCGACCTTTGAGGCGCCCGTTGCGGTCGCTGTAGTTCGCCACGGCGGGCGTCGGCAGATCGTAGGAAGACCATGCCAGTACCCTTGCGGCGGGGTGGCGGGACAGGACGAACACCTTGTCCTTGAGGAACAGCCAGAACTGTCCATTCTGCGGGTGGACGACGCCCTTGGCGAGATTGTAGTAATCCGCATTCGAGCGGTCGGCGGCGGCGCTGGAAAACAACGGCTCCTGATCTGCATCCCCGTACTCTATTTCCGCCTTGATCAGCCTGTCGATCGGGGAACCAATGTCGGACACGGCCGCAAGGTTTGAACTGTCTCTGGCTTGCAGGGAGCGCAGCCCGTCATACCCCATGAAAATCACGTCGCCATCGCCAAAGCCGGTCACGGAACGCGGCGCGAACAACGATATGGGAACCGTGCGCTGATACTGCGTCAGGGAAAAGTCAGGATCGACGGTGTAGAACTGGACCCCGCGCCGCCCGAACACGGCAAGCTGCCCGTAGTAATCCCCAAGCGACATGGCGTTCCCGATCGGGCGCCCCTTGGACGTCATGAGAAGGCTTCCAGACCCGGTGCCAGCCATGTCCGTTGCATCGTCAACGGCAGAGGCGTACAGGGTGTTGCCCTCGATCACATACCCCTTGCCGTCCAGCGTCATCTGGTAGTCACGGTCATTGTTCGCGGAAACCAGAGACTCGGCTGTGGGCTCGCCACCGGTGAAGGCCACGCTGACATGATCCTGAGTGTATTCATAGTCCGACGATTGGACGTGCTGCTCGACCACATACCCCGTTGATGAAAACTCGCTGTAATTTGCGGCGGCCATCAGCGCCCCGAAGTTCGAAAGCGCGATCGTGGACTTCATGGCCCAGAAGGTCATGGCGGAATACCCGCTGCCGACAGAATAGCTTTCTGCAACTGACCCGGCGCCAGATGACCATGATCCGCCGGGAAGGCTGTCATGCCGATGCCGGAAAAACGCGCTGTCAGGATAGCCTGGAACCGTGTGAGGCCCGGTGATCCGGCCCTTGTAATAGGTGGACTGCGCATAGTCGGTCAGGGTGGCCTCAAGAGAGAAAGCCTGCCGCTTCTGAATCTCGCCGCCCTCGTTGATGAAGGCATTGCTCAAAACGCGAAGAGACCCCGCTGGGGCCACTTCCTGACTGCGGCGTACATCGACGCCATTGGCGAAGTTCTCAATGACGTAGTAACTCATACCGATCCCGGCGCGATGTAGTCGATCCCCGGACGCAAGTTGACTGTGCGGCGACGACCAAGGTTGATGTTGCCCCGCTTGAGAACACCTTGCTTCTTGGTGATCTGGTTTGTCAGGGTGCGGGCGGTTTCCAGTTTCAGGGCGGCGTCTTCTTTCCGGTCACGGCCAAGGATTTCAGCCGCAACGCGCAGAACAAGAACGTCCGCATCGAGGGTGCAGGTATCGTCATCGTCAACAAAGGCACCAAGTTTCTTCGCCCCGGTGAACAGAAGCGTCTGCGCCGTGGCCCCGATCGGCCAGACCTCGAATGTGGTGGTTGCCCCGGCGGTCACTTCCCACCGACGAATAGGGGTGGCCCGCTGAGTGTCGTCGTAGACGCTCCGCTCCATCGCACCAATTCCCTGCGTGACGGGAAGCCACTCGTCGCCAAACGCGACGTGCACGGTGTCGATTTCGGTGAAGCTGATATTGGTCGGCAGGGTCACATACTGCGCATCCGCCGAAACCGCTACTTCTTCCTCGAAGTGGATGCCGGGCCAATCGTCCATTGTTGCCATCACCCGTTCGGTGCGCTGCAACAGATGCCGCAACCGCTCCGCAGAATGAACAGCATGGCCGGTCTCCGTGGAGAAACCGGCCTCGATCATGACTTCCTTGCGGAGCGTCGCGAGTGTGATCCCGCTGCGCATCAGGCAGCCTTGTCGTCTTTTTCGGCCCGCGCTTCTGCAAGCAGAGCCTCAAGATCGGCAATCGACAGTTTGCCTTTCGGGACGGTAGAGCCAAGCCGTTCGATTTCGGCGCGAAGCCGTTCCTCGGGTGTCACGGAACTGCCACGGTTTTCCGGTGGCAATTCCAGATCGTCCAGCGTGACAGGCATGGAGGAAATCATCGGGATGACGGTCTGCACGATTTCGCGCCCATACTTGTTAAGAAGGCGGGCCAGTTCGACGCGCTTGTGTCGGTCAATCTGCCCAACGACGGTTGCATTCTTGATCGGAATGCCAACCCCACCGCCCAGCTTGAACATGAGAATGGCCGCTTCTGCCGGCGTTAGTGCATCCGGCCCGGATTTGACAATCTCGGTAAGCACGACGCCGCCATCTTCCGGGGTGAGTTCCACAGTGCATTGAATCAGGTCCATGATTCCTCCTTGGGGTGGTGGACGGGGCCGAAGCCCCGCCCGGTTCAGTTGATTTCGACCACCAGAGACGAGTTCCGGCGCCGTGCAACCATCTGGCCGGTGCAGAGCAACGACTGATGGAACACGAACTGATCGTAGGGGCGGGCCGGAGTGCGCTGACGCTTCCAATCGCCTTCCAGCTTGTTCAGGAAGATGTCCCGGCTATCCCAGATGTAGGCGAATTTCGCGCGCCCAAGGTCATCCAGCGTCGGGTCGTAGATGACCTTCGTGCCCTTGAACATCATTTCGCCCATTGCCCCGTCCTGGGCCTTGGTGAACCCGGTGTCGGAATAGTTGCCGTTTGCGCGCATTTCGACTTCCATCGCGTCGATGAAATCCGAACCCGCGTAGAAGCAATCCGGCCGGCCACCGTAGCGACGAAGCTGACGCCACTCGTTCTGCAACACCTGCAAGAGAACGCCGCCATTGGTCGCTGCCGACGTGACCTTGTTCCCGCCATAGGTGGCATCGTAGGAGCCGTCCGCTGCGAATGCCGCGGTATAGGCCCGGTTCCGCCACTTGGCATAGGACACGTTCGACAGACCGCCGACGGTTCCCAGCGTGGGAATGTCGAGGATAAACGAACGCAGACCGTGCAGCGCAGAAGTGTCGGCCGTGCCATCGCCCCACATGAGGGTGTTCATGGTGTCCGCATACTGTTCTGCGAAGTCCGCCAGCGCCTCGTCCAGCACATTTGCGAGAATGTGCAGCCCGCGATCGCCACGGCGGCGCGTCTTGCCCGAGAACTTGTCATCAACAAGGATGCCATGACGCTTGAGCTCGGTTTCGCTCATGGTCATGCCAATGTGATGCTCGCGCCAGGTGTAGGCAGCGCGCTTCCCCTTGCCGGGGTTGTAGAAGTTCACGGTATCGGTGTGCGAGAAGCCGGTCACGCTGTCATTCGTGCCGTCCGCTCCATTGTCCATCTTGACCCCGATGGAAATGTTCTCGTTGCCGCCGGGGAAACTTTTCCCGGAAGCCTCGAACTTTGCCAGAAGCGGCTTCTCCTGAATGCCGTTCTGGAACAGAGTTCCGCGAACATAGTGATCGAGACCGGTGGCTTGTGCGTGGGCGATCTGCGCCGCGCTGAAACCTTCCATAGACATTTTTCAGTTCCTTATGCCTGTGCGGGCATACCTTCCAGAAGCGCGTCGGTGATGACGTCCTTGGTTGTCACCGGTTCGCGCCGCCCGCGTGATGGAGTGGTGGCATTCGGTCGTCTCGGTGTTGCGGTGCGTGGCTCGGGCCGGCGGAATGTCTGGCTGACAAACGCATGTGCGTCGTCAACGATCCGCGCGGCCTGTTCGGCGGATTTGGGTATCCCGCCATTGCTCAGCACCGTTTTCACGAAGTTCCCGATTGCCTCTCGTTTCAGGGCGTAATCCGGGTCCGTAGAGCTGTAATGCCGTTCACGGCTGGCGACTGCATTGACGATCTGGCTTTGAGACGCGGCGGCGTTCTGCTGCTCAACCTGCGCTGCGCTTTCCTGCTGCAAGCGCCGGTTCTCGGCCTCAAGGCGTTGGGCTTGGGCGCGCTGACGGGTCAGATCCCGTGCGGCCTGCTCGCTGATAGCGCCGTCTTCGACCTGCGCGACAAGATCATCCGCGATGACCTCCCCGGAAGCCTGCTGCGCCATCTGCACGAATGGAGAAATCTCGGTGAGGAACCCCTGATAATCGCCCTTTGAAAGTTGGGCCATCATCTTGAACGCCTTGCTCATGTTCTCCGTTTCGATCCGGTTTTCACGAACAAAGGTTTCCAGATCGTTCATCCGCTCATGCGATACCCGCGTGGCTTCAAGTTCGGCCTCGTATTCCGTGGCCTTTCTCTCGGCGCGCTTGGCCCGCGTGTTCAGATGCCCGAGGCGGTTCCGCACATTTTCCGGCAAGGCTTTGAAATCCTTGTCAGAAATGCGAAACTTCTCGTCTTCGCCATCATCATCGTTGCTGTCTTTGCTCTCGGACGCCTTATCGCGCTCGGGATCGTCTTCGTCCGTATCGCCGTCCTTGGCCTCGGGGGTATCCGCCTCCGGGTCAGTTTCGGGTTCTCCGTACTTTTTCAGGAACTCGTCGCGGATTGCCTCCGCAGTTCCCTTGTCCGATTCCGCCGGGTCTGACGATGACCCGCCATCCGTCTCATCTGGCGAGGATGCCTGTTCCGCCTCCGGGTCTACCCCGGTCTCGGTGTTTTCGGTGACGCTTACGGTGTCCGCCGTCAGTTCGTCATCTTGAAAATCGTCCGACATGACTTCCCTTTCCTGGTGTTGTCGGCATCATCTATACACCAAAAACACCAAACCGGAAAGAAATCACATATTGGGGTCGCCCATGCCTTGCTGGCCGGGCCGGGCCGGTCCTGCATTGCCAGGTTCGGGCGGGTTTGGCGCATTGGATGCCCCGCCTCCCTCGCCTTCCATGCTCCCACGGTTTGCCTCAGCCTGCATCTGGCCGTTCATTGCCACGACGGGCAGGGCGGTCATGTCAATCCAGTCCTCATAATCAACGCCATCGTCCAGCACTCGCAGCGCATCCTTGACCATCATTTCATGGCTCAGGCCGGGAAGCTGGAACAGGAGCGGATACATGCGTTCGCGGATCTGGACTTCCTGCGTCTGGTTCGGACGGCCGGCAGAGCCCGCGACCACTTCAAGAAAGACTTCCTTGGCGGTCTGCTCGCGGGATTGTTCAGGCCATACCGCGCCTGGTCCGACAATTTCCTTCACCTTTTCGGGCGACATTTCGAGCATGAGTATCTGCCCACCGGCGCGGGCCATTTCCGTCAGAAGGTCATCGAGTTCGTCAATGGCTGACGACGTGACGGATTGACGGCTGCTTTCTGCGATGCTGGATTCGGTTGCCGTGGCCCCGGACGTTCCGCCAAGGTTGGCTTCCTGTGTTCCGACGGAGCGCAGAATGTCGGTGAAGGCCGGGGTGGTATTGTAGAGGTTCGGGTCGATCGGGTTGGTCGGGAAGGGCTGGAACCGCTTGCGAATGTCTTCATCCGGCCCCATGCCTTCGAGGGCAACGACGTCATGCGCGTTGCGGTTGGCGAGTTTCGCCCCGTCTTCATCGCTGACTGCGGAGCCTGTCACCCATCCTGGGCGGCTGGCATAGCGGTGTTCGCGCAGACTTTCGCCGGAACGGTTGATTTCCATCTGCTGACACTGGATCAGTTCCACGTCGGACGGCGGGAACGGGTCTTCATCGTCGGCAATGGCGTTCGGCGCGTAGACGAACCACGGCCAGAACCGTTCGGTATAGGTCAGGGGTTCGTGCGGTTCTTCGAGGTAATCGTCGTACCCTTCGCAGACGGTGCAGACGGTGTTTGCGGCCCGGTCCCAGATTTCCCAGACGCGGGCGGTGGTGCGCCCGTCGGTATCGTTGTTTGCCCCGGAATCCCTTTCGGGTCCGCGATCCGTGTAGGCGGTGAAGTTTTCCTTCACGTTGATGCCGTAGACTTCGCGGATTTGCTCGGGGGTGAGGCAGTATTCCTCGGTGACGTGCCCGCAGCCGACGAACCCCGGCAGGTATGTCAGGTTCCGGTCCGGGATGATGCTGGTCCCGTCGGGATAGTCGAGGGCGAGTCCTTCGCGAAGAATGATGTGTTCGCTGTTTTCGAGGGCGGTGATCCGCTCCTTGAGTTCTTCCATTTCGGCGCTGTTGGGTTCGATTTCGCCTTCGGCCATATCCTCGGTCATGCGCTCAAGCGCGGCGAGTTGAGACATTTGGTCGGCCAGTGCCCGGTCAATCTCCGGGGGAAGGGACGTGGCGCGCTGGAAGGTTTGCTTGATGTAGGACGTCCCGTCAGTGAATGACGCAAGCACCTGTTTTTTCATCATTTTCTTGACCGGGGGGATTTGCTCCCGGAAAAAGTACTTGTAGAGGACGGTCGCTGTTTCCCCGATCTTGTCGAGCATTTGGCTGTTGGCCCGGCTCTGCATGGCTTCTTGCAGGATCAGGGTGGCCTCGATGTTGTTGGGGTCGGCCATGAGTTGCTGCTGGGCGAACATGAGGGATGCGGCGGTGCCGTCCCAATAGATCGTATTGAGGCGCTTGGTCTTGCGGAATCGGAAATCGGGGTTGCGGGCATAGACCGATGCGGTGCGCTGTTTCAGGTGACGCATGGTGATGTTGGCGACATATTCCCGCTCGGAGTCGGACAGTTCGCCTTTCGTCATCCCCGGCCATTGAAGACCGCGGGCGAAGCGGCGCCAGTTGCGCATACGCTTGAAGGCGTATTCCCAATGCTTCTTGTCGGCCTCGACCATGCTGCACAGGTTTGCGATGCGCTGCTTGCGGGCTTCCGGCGTTTCGTGATCTTCCATGTCGGTCCTCATTTTGAGCGGATGCTACACCAAAAACACCAACTTCACCAACCGGATCGCGCTTTGGCGGCGCGGGCGGCGGCATCGTCTCGCTTGAACTGCGCCAACAGATGCCCGAATGTTCCGGGTTTGTTGGTCGGCTTGCGTCGAATGTGCGTGGCGTTTGTATGCGTGGCGAGGCGGTTGCCGATCGTGGACACGGTATCCACGAAGTCATCGAACCGTCCGTTGGGGAATTTGAGCAATTCGGCCTTGGCATTGGGCCACCAGGGGGCGAAGCGGGGGAACCGGATGCGGCCTTGTGCGCAGCGGGCGCGGGCGGAAACGGCGCGTTGTTCCTTGTCGGCAACGGGGTGGTCTTCGAGGATGGGCACGAAGACGCCGGTTTCCCGCATCCGCGCCCTGAGGAACGGGCCGATTGCCTTGGAGATATGGCCCTTTTCCGCGTACCAGTAGACGGGTTTGTACTTTTCGATGATCATCAGCATTTCTTCGACGGCGGCTTTGCCGTCCAGGCGCTTCCAGACGATATGCGGCATGACCCATGCGCAGCCGTCCTCATCCAGCCCGAACGGGATCATGCAGGTTGCGTCGTTGTGCTGGGCTGTTCCGACGGCATGATCAGACGCGACGTACATGCGGAGGTTCTTGGGCAGCTCGTCAATGTCGTATTCGAAGATTTCGTCCTTGCTGTAGTAAACGCCATCTTCTGGGGTCGGGTCGCATTGATAGAGCGCGGCGAATGAGGTCGGGTTTGCGGCGCGCATTTCATCGAGGTACTGGCGTCCGAACCGGGCGGGCCATAGGGCTTCCCCAGGTTCTCGCCCGATCACGTCGTCTTCGAGGGCAATGGCGGGCAGGTCGATGACCTCGAACCCTTCGGAGAACTCCTGAGACCAGGCCGGGTTTGAACTGTCGGTGATGCGGCCGACAATATCATCTTCGTGCCACCTGGTTTGCGTCACGCAGATCGCGGCCCGGTCGGTATGCCGGCGGGTGAGCAGGGTTTGGGTGAACCATTGCCAGCAATCTTCGCGGAAGGCTGTGAACTTGATTTCCTTGTCGTCCTTGGTCGGGTCATCGACAAGGATAAGATCGCCGCCGCGTCCGGTGGTGGCTGACCGGCGCCCGAGAAAGAACATCTCACCTCCTTCTGCGTTTTTCAGGCGTTCGTCGCTGCTTTGAATGAGGCGATAGTCCGGGAACACCTGCCGGAATCGCTGTGATTTGAGGACTTCCCTGACGTCTTTGGAGAAGTCGGCGGCGAACTTCTCGTTGTAGGTGGCGATGATGACGTCCTTATCGGGATTTCGGCCATGAAACCATGCAGCCATGCGCTTTGTGCATAGCTCACTTTTACCATGGCGGGGCGGTAAGTTGAGGATAACCTTACGTTTTTCGCCGCGCTCGATCTGCATCATGACGTCGGCCATGACGCGGTGATGCCGTGAGGCGTGGTATTTTGTGGCGGCAATGTCGTTCCGGCGGCGGAAATCGGGCATGGTGACTTCGGCAAAGCGGATCAGGTCGTCCTCGGCCTCCTGCAAGGCGAGTTCGTATTCCAGCAGGCCCAGGTAGTTTTGGAGCTCGCGCTTATCCGTTGCGGGTGTAGGCAATGTTGATTGACCCTTCATCAAAGGTATCGGACCCGCTCGACGTGATTCGCACCCGATCTAGTGTCGCGCTCAGCGTCTTGTCGCCAGATGCCAGGATATAGGACGCAGCCTCGACAGTCGTTCCGGTCATGTCCCCGGCTGTGTCCAGACAGTTAATCAGCAGCGTGTCACCACGCTTGAACCGAACTGTTGTCATCGGGTCAATTCCTGTAGTAGCGGATATTCACACTGCCAGCGTCGAAGTTGTCCAACCCCTCCGGCAGTATGCGAATGCGGTCCAAAGTGCCCGACAGCGCCTTTTCGCCGCCCCCGGCACAGGCGGTTGACCCAGACCGGCGGGCGCCGTGGCTGGCCACCCATTGGTTTGTAGAGGCGTCCGCAAGGACCAAGGTCATTAGCCCTGAAATCGCGTCGGATGCGAATGACCGGAAAATGTTGAAGCCTGACGTTGAAACGCCGTCGCCGCCGCTCTGCATGGATGCGCTGTCATAACCGCTGGTCTCGTAACCCAAGGAATCGCCGATCTGGACAAGTATCTGGTCCGTGCCATCGGTCGAAACGCCGATGAAAGAAATCTCGATTTTCGTCACATCGCTCGGCAGGCCCGTGAACGTCACCGATGTGCCCGATGACGTGCTGGTCAGTGTTCCCGCAACCGAAATGGCGTTGGCATCCACGTATGCCTTTGTCGACTGCTGCGAGGGCGGGCGCGTGGCGCTATCGGACCCGAAGCCGTCTTCGTCCAGAATATCCAGGGTCGCCAACCCGCCAAGCCCCAGCGTGGTCCGTGCAGCAGACGCAGACGCATCGTCCAGAATCGTCCGCGCAAACGACGTCACCGCCATTTCCGCCCAAGCCCCGACGCCCGTCGAATAGATCGACTTATCCGCCGCAGACGGAAAGCCGCCAAGACCCGTCGATCCCTGCGAATGGAAATACTGCGCCCACAACTCCGAACCGTCCGTGTAAACCAGAACAGAACTCCCGTCCGGGACAACATGGGTCGCAGCGCCGTTCACAGTCTCAAACCCGCTCGGATCAAGCGTCACAGCCCCGCCATCCGCGTGAACCATGCAATGCCAGCCCGTCGTCAACGTCGCAGCAGCCTCAAAACCTAACGTCATCGTCGCCGTGCACCGAAAAACATACCCGCGCTCACCAGCCGTCGCCGTGTACGAAGAACTCTTTTCAGAAACCAAAATCAAGCCAACCGAACCGTCCTCGCCAGACTGCCCACGCTTCACAACCTCAATAACCCGATCAGCCATCAGAAGCCCTCCTTCACCGTCAGGCGCAACTCAACAAGAACCTCAATGTTCGGCTTCACGGACGCACTTGCCCAATCCATCCACAAACGAATACCCCAAACACCAACAGGCCAAGATGCCGTCAGACCAGAAAGACCGCCAAGATACAAAGACCCGGACGCGCCGTCCGTCACATCAAGCGTCAAATCCGCCTCGATCGCCTTGTTCTCACAAACCGCACTCATACTGCCCGCTGACGAACTCACATCAACGACAGCACCGTCACTGTCCAGAACCCGAAACTCCTGGTGAAGATCCTCCCCGCGGACCAAAGCAATATGCGCAACACTCGACATGACACCTAACTACCACATTACAACAAATCCACCAATCGCCTTCACACCACAATCACCAACACCATAAACACTCAATAATTCAGGAAAAACCACAACACCAAACACAACATAATTCACCCACAGGTTGACCACCAAAACCCAAAAGACACCAAAATACCACGCCACAGACACCCCACAGGTTGTAACACCACCTTTTTTTCGCGAAAATTTTGTGAGAGGGGCGGATAAACATAAAGCGCGGCGCCGGTCGGATACCCCAGGGGGTGGGCCGCCTCCCCTCCCTCTCCCCTGACAAGGGAGCGCGTCATCAATGTTTACAGTTACTTAGCGTCTATCTGCGCACGAACTCGGGCAATCTCGGCCCGGATATCGTCGCGTGTCAGCTTGAACAGGCCCGAGCCAAGCTGGTCATCTTTGCGTTCCAGATCGGCTAAGGCTTTGGCGGCATTGAGTTTTTCGGTTCTCGTCGCATCGGGATCGGCCAGCACATCGCGGAATACCTGGCGCGCCTCGTCTATCCCGGACAGCGAAGAAATCCGATCCCTTCCCCCCCTACCGTTAATCTCCGCTTTGCTAGGCATTTGATTTTGCTCCATATTTCTTGATTTGATCGAGCCATTGGCGCCACGCTTTGCCTGCGTCGTCTGCGTAGTATGAGAGGATGCCATCTGCAATTGCCTCGCGTGACAGTTCGTATGGCAGGGACCGCTGCGCGGTCATGACTGCTGCTCTCCCTGCTTTATGGTGTTTGCTGTATATGATAGCGGATGCTCGGCGTCGGGCGTCGTTGGCTGTGATCCTGCCATTGTGATAGAGGCGGATCGATGCCGGGTGAGCCGGTACCTGCCTGCATCCGCCGTGGGCGAAGCACCGTGTCGCTCCGCGCATTGCCCACTTACGGCACTGGCGGCCTTCTCGATTGCTGTACTGACAGCGGCGCTCCTGTGGTGGTGGACCATTGCCGTGCAAGGCTTTTGGCCCTAGTGCCGGGTCGATCGGATTAGACGGCGGTCCAGGTCGGCCGCGCCTGGGCTTGCGGGCTGCCTCTGCTACCGCCTTGAGATATGTGCGCCACTGAGTCGGCGCGACATTGCCGCGGCCTGGCGCCATTACCCTGAGCCCTATCCCTGCCTGCCGTATGAGTGTGTCCTTAGTCATACCTCATTGTAGCGGGTGGCGGTTTTGGTGTCTTTGTCGCTTTTATTTCATCTTTTGTCGTGATCTTTCTTGATTTTGGTGGTTTTGGTGAATATTCTTTTCATGCCATATAGAGGAGTATCACCATGGGCACGATCATATTTGAGACCGACAAGAACCTTCGCGCGCTGCTGGCCGATGAACTGCCGGGCACCGTACTGGCATGTCACGCTACATCCGAGGGTGCTTGCGCTGCTATGCGGCTTCCTGCTGCGGATTATTCGCGCGGCATCTATGCCACTGGCGATGCAGATAGCGTCGTCGTGGCCTTTGTCATCAAGGGGCATGGTCTTGGCGCGCGCGGCTGGCGCTCCGTATCCATTAAGGCGATGGATGAAACCATGGGCCCTTATTCGACGGCGGGTGTGACGCGCCAGATCCTCGACAAGCTGACGCCGATCAGGACGGATGCAGACGCGCCGGCAAAATATGCGGATTGCCGCGAATGGGCTCTGCGCTGGCGGAATGATGCAGCGCGGGCATGTGCCTGACGCATCGGTGAGGGCCGACAGAGCGCGGCCCGATCCCATGCGCCAAGCATGACAGCCAAAGGAGATAGACGATGCTGGTACTTTTTGAACCTGTCCGGGAAGCCGAGGGCGAGTGCACTTGGGAGAGCTGCGCCGTGCATGACGCTCAGGCATGGCGCGTGACGCTCAGGGATAACGTGGGCCATGGAAGCAGCTGGACCTACACAAACAGGAAACGCGCGGCCATTGCGGCGCGGGATCTGGCCGAAGGTCGCCTGCAGCCTCTTAGCGTCACCAACCTCGCGCAGCTCAGCCCAAAGACAGTCTACATCGCTTAATCCGATCCGAAACCCCGGAACAACTCGAAAGGAAACACCATGCAAAGAGGCACCGTAACCCGCGAAGTGATTGGCCGATTTGACAGCCGCAACACTTTCAAAATCCCAACCGGCACCCGTGTCATTTTCGGGCAGTTGGATTGCACCGGCGACCCATTCGACGCATGGGCATTGCCTGAACACACAGCCCGCGAACTATCTGGCAATGCCCATGACAGTAAGCACAGATTTGTCACCGTTGACAAAAATGACGTTGCCCCGGATGCCGAATTTCCGGCGGAATATGGGCTTTATGTCGCTTGGCGGCCGTATCGCTGCGACTGCTGCGGCGCGCTTAATCAGATCAGCACCAACCACACCGGGCCACTTTGCGTCCCGTGCCGCTCCTGCTCATGGCGTGGCGCGCGGGATAGCGGCGGGAAATTGTATCGGGCTGATACCGGAAAAGCCCGCCCGCACTACTACGTCGGCCCCGAGCCGCATGACGCCGAGCGCAACCCCCACGCACAAAAGGAAGTATAAAATGACCTCGCCTTTCTCAAAAACCGTCTGGATCATAAAAGCCGACCAGCCCTATTCTGGCGTCCAGAGCTTCCTGACACCGGATGGGACCGTTGCCTATACCGATGGACTCACCATCGAACAATATGAAGCCGAGCGCGGAATCAAACTGAAGGCTATATCTGATGCGGAACTTGACGAGCTGCAATCTGCATTTGAAGCTGGCCTAGTCACGGACCCTGTTGAAGAAACCGAAGCTGATTTTTGGTATGCCCTCGAAGTCTTGCCGCCTTGTCGCTGGCGCACTGTCCAAGGCGTCGAGCTTTTCCACGTCTCCGAGAGACTGACGGCGGATCTTGTGTCATGGCACGGGCAAATCAAAGGCCGCTATTTTACTTTCACGGATCAAGCGCGGCGCCCGATGGAAGAACTTGCGGCCAAAGTTGCCAAGGCCGTCGCTTGACCCCATCGGCAGAGGGGCGTCGCGGCGCCCCTTCCCTATGTGGTCGAAAAGGAGAAACGGAAATGACCAATAACCAGGAAGTATTCCACGACAACGGCGCGGCTTTCGGGCGGCGTACAAGAGTATTCCGCAATTGCGCGCTTGGCGGCGTCGAGTGGATGTATGCTGTGGACTATGCCGGCGGGGATCGTCGGTGGTATGGCTACATGTGCACTGGCGGGCATGAAACCGTCGGATCCCTGATCGCCTCTGGCATGGACCTGCGCCCATATTCCGAGGCGTTTTCTACCGAGCTCACCTCGGAAGGAGAACAGACCGTCATTCCGGGCTGTGAGCGCAACGTAGCGCCCGCAGTCAAACAATTGGACCTGTGGGGCTGATCTAAATACCAGCACTACGCCACCAAGGGCACACGAAAGGAAGCACAATGCCAATCTGGATAGACCTGATCGGCTGGGCCTTCATCGTCGGGATCGGCGTCATCATTGCTCTGAATTTTGAATAGTATTAGCAAGGGCACCGTTGCCCGCCAACATAGGAGACGCTGAAATGAGCATCTACAATGACGAGCATGTATACGTCTATTTAATCAGGCACTCGCCTACCGGCGGGTTGGAGTACCGAGAGCCAAGCATAGAAGTCAGCGGCTTGACCGGTGAATCTCCGCACGGCTTCGATGGCGGATGGTGCCACCGAAAGCCAAAATATCCTGCAATCTTGATGACTCAGACACACCTCTTTCGGCACGTACCAAATACACTCGTTCGAAGCGACGATGATTTAGCCGAATGGCGGATGCGCTATGAGGCGATGAAGGTCTGGGAGTACGAAAACCCAGACATACTTAAGGCTTCACAAGCTGAATTAGAGGCCGCAACCGCCTGCAACTTAAAAAAGATTGCAGAAAACAAGAAGCGAGGCGACAGCGCGGTAACGCAATGACGTCTGGGATCTTCGCGAAGTCCAGCACAAACTAAAGGCGGCATTCGGGAAACCGGGGCCGTCTTTGGTTATTCCAGATCCCGCAAGCATTGCTCTTTCAGGCGAACAATGTGGCCCGCCAATGTCTGCGGCTCGCCACCCTGATCGTGCATCGCCTTGACCTGGGCGCGCTCCTGGTCGGCCACGTCCTCGACCTCAGCACGGGTTTTGCAGGCCCGCAGACGATCCTTGATCCGGTTAGCCTCTGCGATGACGTCCATCGATCCCATGCCGACCATCAGAAGTTCCAGCCTTCAGAATCGTGATCGGGCAAATCGAAAAACCGGTTGGTGCCCATGTCGCAACCCACAGTTACCGATGTAATCTCACCCATCCGCGCCTTCCCGATGATTATTTCGGCCTTGTCCTTCCACTTTACCAGATCGGCTTCCCAATCGGCGCGGTCATCGGGCGCCTTCGGGGGAGTGCTGCGCTTGAGGTAGTATTCTGGCCGATGGACAAAAATCACGTTGTCCGGGGCGTTTTCCAAGTCACCAGACCCACGAAGATCCGACAGCTTGGGCCGTGTATCCTCGCGCTCGATGATTTTGCGATCGATCTGGGCCAGCGCCAGGACATGCACATCAAGCGATTTTGCTACCGATTTCAGGTCGTTCGCGACTTCGGACAGGCGCACAAAGGCGGATTCCCCGCGGCCCTTGATAAGCTGGATATAATCCACCACCAGCAACTTGAGACCGTGAAAATTGTCATTTAGCCGCCACTTGGCCCGCAACTTCTTACATTCGGATACGATAGCGGGAACGTCGTTCACCCGGTCGCTGAATATCTCAATAGGCAAATCTTCCAGCGACTTCGCCGCCTCGACCACCCGCCTAAAGCTGGCCTCGCTCATAGGGCGGTCATAAGCCTTGTACGGAACAAGTGATTTCATGCTGTTGATCCGGTTCGCAAGATCGGTTTCGGGCATTTCGCGCGACACGTAGCCGACCCCATACCCAGCCGATGCCGCCGCCTTCGCAATCGACAGGCCAAGCGCGGTCTTCCCCATCGACGTTGCGCCGGCCAGCATCGTGTATCGCTTGGGCGCCAGTGTCAGTACTTCATCCAGAGCGGCAATCCCGCTGGGCACACCTATCGCGCCGCCCTGGTATATCTCTTTGATCTGTTCCACGGAATCGATCTGAGCCCGGAGCAACGACATGCTACGCGGGGCCATCGATATGTCGGAGCGTCGGTGCAGGAATGTTTCGATATCCGCCACGGCATCACCGGCACCATCTAGACCGCCATCCAGCGCACGAGACTTCGCACTGTCCAGAGCCTCTACCAAGGTGCGGCGATCATGAGTCGCGATTATGACAGCCGCATAATCTCCCAAAAGGCTCCCTGAGACCGACGCGCCCATCAACCGCACCAGGTACTTACCGCCCCCGAGCTCCTTCAATCCTGGATCACCTTGCAGATCATCGGCCAATGTTATCGCGTCGGCCAAAAGGTCACGGTCAAGACGCTGGCGGATTGCCGACCAGATCCGGGCATGAACCGGCTCAAAGAAGTGATCTTCTCTCAGGATCGACCCGACGCGATAAAACCGCTCGTTGTCCACCATCACGGCGCCCAGCAATTGCTGTTCAGCCTCGGTCGCATGTGGCGGGTTAAGCGTCATCACCGTCCTCCCATGGTAAAACAGGTATGGACACCTTCGCCTGCCCGGTTGCCTCGTTGATTGGAACGCCAGCAGTTCCTGGAGTCGGTACCACCACGGTTTTCTTGCCGTTCTGCACCAGATACCGCATCGGCTTCCAGACCATATTGCTTTCAAACGGCGAACATGGCCCCATAACCGGCTTGCGCCCGATAATATCCTCTTCAGACGACATGGCCGTATGCCTTCAAAAAGTACCTAGCGGCATCATTCGGCTGATCCCCGTCCATCATGCTTGGCGGAACCCGACCCTCGGACAGCATCGAATATTGGCGGTGCGTCAGGTCTTCGGCGGAATACATCGCCTTTGCCGCCAGGAATGGTTCCCATCCGGGCTTGCGCAACCAGGGCAGCGGCCCCTTGAGGTACTGCTGATCGGACACGGACGCGAAATATGCTCGGGCACATCGGTTCAACGTCGTTGGTGAAATCTTATCAGCCTTCGGGAACTTCCCGGTGCAGGTCTGGACGTAAACTTTTCGGCAATCAGCCTTTCCGGCTTTTCGCGGATGACTCGGCCATTGATTCCAGAACTCGTTGAATCCTTCTTCGATAGCTTTCAGTTCCGAGTCCTGTTCTTGCTCTCTCTGTTCCGATTCTGCTGAGAAAAGATCATCCCCCTCTGGGGGTATGGGGGTATGTTTACTATCTGTGTTTATATCTGGTAATGGTCTGCCCTCTAGGGCAAATGTGGGACTTGCCCTTTTGGGCAAATGGGGACTGACCATAAGGGCAAATGCTTTTTGGTCCGGGTGGACCGCATACCACTTGGTTCGATCGCGATTGTCCGTGTTGAAATTGTCCACTTGCACCAGCTCGGAATCTTCCAACTTCGCCAGCGCGGTTCTGATCTGTTTGGCAGTCAGGTATGGGAACAGATCACCAAACGCCGTCACGCTGTTGAAGGTCCAGGCGTTGTCGTCGTGAATGTTCCTGCCCTTGATCGCGTTCCGCTCGCACCACCACACGATGTTCTGGAAGATCACGGCCGCGTTGACCCCGACCAATGATGCAATCTCTGGATCAAATGCGTGTCGGCTCATTGCTCCACTCCATAGATTTTCCGCAGATCCCCGGACTCGCGCAGAATGGCGATTTCTCTCAGCACTTCGGCCCGGTCCATGTCGTGCAAGGCAACCATATCATCGACGCCGAAACCCTCTTTCAGAAGCCGGCGAACCTTGGCCTGCCACATGGTATTTTTCTGAGATATGTCAGTCACTTGTTTTGCTCCCAACTGATGCGAACCCGGTCCAGAATCCAGCGCATGACAGGCACGGCCATACTGTTGCCGAGCGCCTTGTAGCGCGGGCCATCCGCTGCCAGCATGATCGCCTCTTCTGGTGTCATGTCGGGATATTCGGAGAGCAGGTATTGCACCTCGTCTTCCATATCCTTGAGCACGCGCTTGCGATCTCTGGGGATCAATGTGTGATCATCGGGGAAGCCTTGCAGGCGCTCGCATTCGCGAGGTGTGAGGCGGCGAACTGCCCACGGAGTAGCTACAGCTGGAGGCTGCCCGCCGCCGCTTGGACTTGGGACCGTAATGGTAGGCTGAACCTCTTCTCCATACTTGGGCGTCACGGAAGTCGATAAACCAAACGCCACCGCTGCATGACCGCCCGCATTTTGGTGGCTTGAGAGGTGTCCCATACTGCGAAGCGTCGGGTGAGAGCCGTCTTCGGTGTATTGGACCTCCGTGCCTTTGCAATCGAATGCAACGCACGGCTGACCTTGACCGGGCTTGCCGCCACCTGTTGTCAGCTGGGGCGCAACCTGCCCGTCACCGCCTTGCAGGCGCAGCTCTCCACGGCTGTTCTCAGCGAAAGCCACGGCTTGAACCTTGTTGCGTGCCTCAAGAGTATAGGCCACATCTTCCTGAAACCCCTTGCCCTGCGGTCCCGACGCTGGATTTTCACTGACCGCGCGCTCTTGGATTGCAACGGGCACCAATGGTGTTCCCCTCCCGGTTCCATCCTCGCTCGCGTCGAAGCCTTCGCCACGTAGTGAGTGAGCAACATCGAAGACGCCTCCGCTTACGGGAATTAGCGTCTCGGTCTCCGCGTCCTGTCTCCCCATCGCACCGGCATTGAGGCACATCGACACTTCCGGGAACGAACAGCCCCCCCCCCGAAAGCGCATGTTGGTTCTCAAGGCCCATCTTGTCGCCAAAGTGAGCGTTGAGCGTCGGTGGCACCGACGCCGGCCAATCTGCAACAACCGGATCCTGCCCGCGGGTGTCACCCGCTCGCTCTACCCCTCGACCGCTGCCGACAAGGCTTGGTGCAACATCTGCGGCAACGCCTTGCCCCGTTTCTCGGCGCGGCGGAGTATCCCCGCGCAAGCTGTCTGGCTCAAGTAATACCGCTGCGGGATCGACACAGTTTCCAAAATCGACGACAACGAACACGCGACGGCGCCGCTGCGCCACTCCGAACCATTGCGCGTCAAGAACGGACCATGCAGCCCGTGCCCTTGGCCCCTGCACCATACCTTCACCGGGCCAGCTTCCGTCTCCTGGCGGCTGTAGGGCATCCATTGCGCCGACAAGTCCTCCCAGGAAGCACCCAAAGGCGTTTTCTTTGTCCGAGAGGATTCCGGGCACGTTTTCCCATACGACGGCGAGTCGCCCATCAGGTCGAACAGATTGGATTGCATGAACAATCTCCACAAATTTCAGGGTAAGGTTGCCGCGATCATCTTTCACGCCTTGCCGCAGACCCGCGATCGAGAACGCCTGACAGGGTGTTCCGGCGACGATCAGATCAGGCAGCGGAATGCCTTGGTTTCGTAAAAGTTCCGGCGTCACTTCGGTCATGTCGTCCCACAAGAGCGGATCGCCTTGGTTGTGATCTTCCGGCAGACTGTATCCGTGTCGCTGATGCAGAACCTCGCGCGGGAACGGATCTATTTCCGACGCAAACCGCCATGCAACCCACGGGGCCGCGACCTCGGGCGCACCAATGCCGGAACAGAGGGTCAGGCCGATCACTTGAACAGCCCCCCCACAGGTCTTGCCTGATACCCGCGCGCCCGGTTTGCGCACACATAGTCCCAGAGCGCACAGGCATCGGCGGCGTTGTCATCCTCGACGTCCCAGCCCAGCAGGCGGCACCGGTCCATGACCAGCCCCTTGATCGCCTTCTTGGCGGCGGCAACCTTGAAATGCGGGAAGTCTCGCGCGGTATATGCCTTGCCCAAGAAGTGCTTGCGGATCGACCCGCTGTGAAACGCCTCGCACGGCACCCCGCGATTGGCACAAACCGCCTCGACGCAGCCAACCAGCTTGATCAGGTAGGCACTCGCATTCCTGCCCCCGATGGCCGCTTCCAGAGCGACGAAATCCGGGGCATGTGTTTCGATAAGCTCCTGAGTCAACCTGAGAACTTCGGAAAGCCGCCGCGCCTGTGACAGCGACTTTCCCAAATCCACAGACCAGGACTTCGGGTTGCCGCCGGAATCTCCAACGGCAACACCGGTTTGTGTCGCAATATCAAGCGCGACGATCTTCATTCGGCGGCAGACCCAAAGTCGATCGGTTCCACCGTGTCGTTTTCGACCTCGGACGCATGGGCATAAAAATCCGCCGTATCGTCGGCAAATTCTTCTGGCACGTCCGGGCTTTCAGGCTCGCCCAGAGCGGCCGTCACCTTCACCGTATCGCCGTTGTCTTCGGGGAACATATCTGCCGTTCCCTGCCCGGCGACATGCGCTTTGACCATCGGCAGGGCGGCTTCCATCGACATGATGACGTCCATCGCCTTCGCCTGCCCGTCCTTCTTCGGCATCTTCTTGAGGATCGTCTTGCACCAAGACAACGCCTGCGTGTTCATGCCCGTCTTCTCGACATACTCCGACGTCTTGGCCGCACTCTCGCTGGCATCGGATGACCGTTCATGTTCTTCGGCAATCCGGGCCGTCAGGTGGTCGATCAGACTGTCGTGGGTAATGTCAGGCCCGTCAAAGGCCCGGCGGATTTCTGCACCCTCACTCATTTAGTTTCCTTTCAAAAAAAAGCCGGGACCATTCAGGCCCCGGCAGTTCCAACTTGGGAGGTATCGGGGGGGCACTTCACGGGCGCCGCTTCCCCCCCTGTTTTGACGGCTTGCCACGGAGAGAAAGTCCGTTGCCCGTGAATTTCAAAGCCGGTCAAACAGATCATCCCCGACCTCGATCCCCTTTGCCGATGCGGCCAGCAGGATTTCATGCTTGTATTTGCGTTGCAGTTGACCTCGCGTCACCGCAATGCGGAGTGCGTTTTCACTCATTCCAACAGCATCCGCGGCATGGGCGTACCCACCCAATGACTGCACAAACCCACCAATGCGTTCGCGCCGTTCCGCCAGTTCGCCGGATACAACCCGCCCGGATCGCCGCACAGCCTTTCGCTTCGGCGCCTTGGGCTGATACCGCATCTTGTCGATCTTGGCTTGGGTCAGGTGAACACCGGATTTCTCAGCCCTTTCCAATAGGATAGGATCATGCCTCGGGTCCGGTAACTGCTTTGACAGCCGCGACTCAATCAGAGCGCGGGGGCTTTCCCCTAGATCGTTCGCCATGTCGGCCACACCGGGCCACATATCGTAAACGTGGGATACGGTTCTTGCATACATCTTTGTCATGCAATCTGATTACCACCAAAAACACCAATCGAACAACGGACAGAAGGCCAATGCGCGAAATTAGCAAAGAAAGCTATTTTGTATCAGGTACTTGCGTTGCGGCAGGGGAACGGACACTTTTATGCCAGTTGCGTAATTCATAAGCAAATTGCTTGGTGCGCCCTGCACATCGTCCGTTATGCAGTCCTTCATATCACCTCCACACGCCAAGACAGATTCTTGTCCCGAGTGAATCGCGCATAAAGCAACTCAGTGTTCACCGGAAAATACCGCAATGGGCTTATTTTCGACTTGAAATAATCGTATCGCTGTATATTGTACCCTCACCAAAACGAGGGCACGACATTGACCGAAAATCAGCAAACCCCCTTAATTTCTTGCTTCGAACAGGCCCGGGCCATAGCCGCAGATGCCGTTGAAAATGGTGAAGCACCAAGCCAAATTCAATTTTTCGCGGGCGTTTTGGCAGCAATCTACATAGCCGAAAGCGACGATCCGGCAGACGAATCCGAACAGGACAAGCTGCTTTCCGCCGTGCGCATGGCCGTCACGGACAGCATCGGCGCGGTTGTTACGATCATGGGCCGGGAAGACTCGCCCCTGACCAAGCAAGAGTGCCTTGGCATTGCCGAGAACTACGAGCGTGACGCAGCCGCCCTTGAGGCGCGCTATGGCACCGGAGTTCGGCCCGGATGGGTATCGGCGGACATTTCCATTGCGATGCACCGCGCGGCCCGCTGGCGCGCTCAAGCTGACGAGGCGGCGTCGTGATCCGCTTCATTCGGCACATTCTGAACACACCCCGCGCGACTTCATGGGGGCTGTCCGCCTCCTGCCTCGGTCGCGCGCAACTGGCCGGTGGTGACGCCACCACTCACGGAGACACCGCCACCGGCCATTTTTATTCGAACACCTCGGCAGCATCCCCCGCCGGGGTTAGCGCAGACGATCCGTCTGGAATGGAGTCCCCGAGTGGCGGGCCGTCTGCGCTTCCTTTTCCAACCCCGCGAAACCACCACGAGGAAATCCAGAATTTCCTTGCGGAGTACCGCGCGCGGAAAACCAGTGACGCCCTGATCCGGGCGCAATTTGAAATGGAGTGTGAATGATGGACCCGTATCCCCCGAGTTTCTGGCGGGGCCGCGCTTTTGGCGACCCAACCCGCCCCGTTCTTGACCGATCACTGACTGCCGCCATCTATCTCGCCAAAAAGCGGGCTGACCGGACGGAGAAGTGGTTTCGGGCCGCTCAAATCATTGTCGTTGCCGCTGTGGTGATCGTGGTGGCCATGACTTTCGTGAAGGCTGGCGCAAACACCGCCGCAATCATTGAGCAAACCAAAGCATATACGGAGTGCGTCTTTTGACACAGAGAGAGTTCAGCAATGCAATCAGGATATTGTGGAGCATCGACGCCCATGAGCTGCCCGACCTGCCCCCGCATCAAATCCGGGCGTTCCTGATTAATCCAGTCCAGTTTTTCATTCGGGCCGACGACCCAACGGCCGCCGGGATCTGGAAGGCCATTGAGGCGAGGATGACAAAATGAACATTCGCGAGATTGCAGACGGCGAAATCATCACCGAACCCGGCGCCTATCGCATGAGCATGTCTTGGTATCACAGCCAATGCTGCGATGGGCCTTCTGTCAGTTCAACGGGTATTCGGCTTCTGGCCCTGCAAAGCCCTCATGCGTTCTGGAAAACGTCTGATCTGAACCCGGATCGCTACCCCGAAAAGGAACCGTCCGACAGTCTGATCCTTGGCCGGGCCGCTCATGCGCTGATCCTCGGTGACGAGGTATTTGACGAACACTTTGTCTATGTGCCGAAGGATGCGCCCCGCCGCCCGACCGCAGTACAGGTGAAAGCCTTTGAGCGGGACGGTGTATGGTCGGATGCTGCCGCAAAAGGTGCGGAATGGTGGGCAGAGTTCGACGCCAACGCCGCCGGTCGCTTGCTCCTGAAAGAAGAACAGGTCGAGAAGATTATGCGCATGGGTGAGAACCTTCGGGAGAACACTTTTGCCGTCGAGGTTCTGACGTCCGACCTGATCGAAATCAGCATGGTCTGGCAAGATCCGATCACGGGCATATGGATCAAATCCCGCCCGGACTGCATTCCGTCGAATGGCGTTGACTTCGGGGATCTGAAAACCTTTGCCCCGAAATCGCGAGATCTGATTATCTCCGCGCAAAGGTCTGTCACGGACTTCGGCTATCCGCTGCAAATGGCGCTGGCGGTCATGGGCGCAGAAGTTGTCTTCGGGACCACGGCAGAGCGGTGCGCGCTTGTGTTCGTGCAGACGTCCGCGCCTTTCGAGGTTGTGCCGATAGAGATTGACCCTGTGAGCATCTATTGGGCGCGGGTTTTGATCCGTCAGGGCTTGGACAGGATGAAGCACGGGCTCGACACGGGGGAGTGGCCTGGCGTGGCTCCTGACCCGATTGCCTACCAATACCCGGACAGTATGCAGAAGCGATTTGAACAGATGCAGAAGCACGGACTTTTGCCGAACTTGGAGTAAGACATGAACGAGGTAGCAACCACAAAGAAGACCGCCGTCAAACCGATCGTGGCATTCAAGCAGGATCTTAACGCGCTGATCGACCGGAAGGAACTCGCCCTGCCGTCGAACGTGACAGTGGAGGCGTTTCGGAACGCAGCCGTTGTGGCGGTGCAGGACAATCCTGAAATCCTGAATTGCAACCCGGCGACAGTCATGAAGTCGATCCGCACCATTGCCGCCGCAGGGCTGGTGCCGGATGGCCGGGAGGCGGCAATTGTGCCGTTCTTCACCAAGGAAGGTAAGGTCGCCCAGGCAATGCCAATGGTGTTCGGCCTTATCAAGATGGCCCGCCGCTCGGGTGATGTGTCCGACATTCGGGCGCACATTGTTTATCAAGGGGAACTGGATGACGGACGGTTTGAATATGTGGTGGGCGACAATGAAACCCTGATCCACAAGCCGATCCTTTTTGGCGAGAAGGGCGGTGCGGTTGCCGCCTATGCAATCGCGAAACTCAAGGACGGAACAATCGTTCGGGAGTTCATGGACCGCGACCAGATCGAGAAGATACGTCGGTCTTCCCCCCAGCAGCGCAAGCACGAAAACCCGAACGGCATCTGGCAGCAATGGACGGACGAAATGTGGAAGAAGACGGTGATCCGTCGCCTCTGCAAGCGTCTGGACCTGTCCGCCGAAGACATGCGCCGGGTGATGGTCGAGCAGGACAGCGCCCCTATCAAGGACATTACCCCGGAGCCGCAAAAGAACCTCGCTCAGAAACTCAAGGAAGCGCAGGCCGACGAACCCAAGGTGGTCGATGGCGAAATCCTCGACGCGGATGGAGGCCACTGGACGGATGAAATCGACACGTCCGACGCAACGCCGATGGACGATCTGTTCACCGATGGCGCGAAGGCACAGCAGGCCGGAACACCCCGCACGGAATGCCCGCACAACGATCACGTCATGGCCGGGCAATGGCTTGGCGGCTGGGATCAATCCATGAAATTCGCGAAGGAGAAGGCCGATGACTGATACCCTCTATCTTTCCGTGGCGCAGGCCCGTGAAACCATGCCCTGTCCGCTGGCCCGGACATTTGCCGACAAGAAAGGCCCGAACTGCATGGGCGATGCCTGCCCGGTCTGGCGATGGAAGCCGCGGCTCGCCACAGATCCCGAGTTCTCGGCCGCAATCAAGCGGGAAATGTATTCCCTGGCGGAACAGCACAAGGAGCGCACCGGCAAGGAGAAGGCGGTTGTCGGCTTTCACAACAAGGCGGTGCAGCGGATCGTGCGGAACCCCGAAGGCTATGGCATCGAGCGCAAGGAAGGCTACTGCGGACTTGGCGGGGCGGTGACATGAGTCTCATGCGTACATCCGCCCCCAAGAAACCAAGCCTGACTGTCTACGGGAACTTTGATCCGGTTGAGTTGGATGATTTTTTGACTAAAGCCGCGAGAGACAAAATGTCCGAGCATCAGGTAGCCCAAATCCTCGGTATCGAATTACACCGAGCGATTTATGCGATGCGGCTTGGACGACGGGCTTTTAGAGAGGCAGCCATTAAGGGCGTACTGATGAAGGCGCGGACATGATCAACAACTACCGCCCACACATGCTTCCCAAGGTGCGCTCCGAACAGATCATGGCGGCCGCCGCTGGTATGCCGTGCACGTTGCGGATCAGTTCTTTCTATCCTGGTTACACATGTTCCGGCCCGGACACGACAGTCGGATGCCACCCGGACAACATGGGGGCCGCGGGTGGCAAAGGCACAAGCACTAAGCCGACCGACATGCTGGTGATGTTCGGATGCAAGCATTGTCACGACATCATGGCAGGGGTCGATAAGAAGCGGCACGAATTTGTTGTCCTCAACTACGAGGCGGCAGTCTTGGAGCGGATGATTCACGCCCTCCGAGAGACCCACGCCATGCTGCTTGAAGAAGGGATCATGGTCATCCCGGATGCGGAGTTCGTATGATTGCAACCGTCAAAACAGGCCCGCACAGCAGCGCACAGGGCGAACTTGTCACACGACCGGACGGGCTGTGCCCCGACTGCCCGAAGATACGCCAGATGGCCCCGCTCTATTGCCGGTGCGACTACGGCCCACGACGGGCGACTGTCATGGTGGGCAAGGTGCCGATCACGGGGATACTGATTGAGAGAGAGGAAACGGAATGACCAGTGAAGAAGCACCGATGCCCGCCCCTGTCCGTCGCCTCTCAAATCATCGACCTGATAGAGCCGTACACGTCATGAGAACCTTCCCGCATCTGAGCGACGAACCCAACTCATTCGGATATTACGAAATCCGGTGGTCTGAAAACCAAGGCGGCGGGTGGCGGTCCAAGCGCAAAAGCACCAAAACTGGAAGCCGCGATAAGGCAGAGGCCGCGTTGGCCCGCTTCTTGACGGTGCGCAATGCCGACGACGACTTTGACGACAAGACGGTTGCCGACGTCTTCGAGGCGTACATCTACATGCACTCACGGCGCCGCGGGAATGAAAAGTCCGACAGGCAGAACATGCGCGCCCCGCTGGCAGCTTTTGGCAAGACGGCGGCTGTGGCGGTCCGGGATCAGGACGTTGACGCTTACGCGCGCCGTAGAGCCGCTGGGAGCCACGGAGAACGCGCAGTCAAGCCCGCGACGATCCGCAGGGAGATTACCGCCCTGCAAGCTGTCCTGAACTTCGGGAGCCGCAAGGGAATGATCCGCGGCAAACCCGTCTATCGGTTTGAGAAGCCTTCTGACGGGCAAGGGCGGGATACCTGGCTAACCGAACAGCAGGAGCGGGAGATTATCGCCCGCCTGCCGGATGCGCCTCTGGGGGTCCGCCTGTTCACGAAAATGGGGCTGGCCTATGGCGCGCGGAAAGGCGTCCTTCTGGATCTTCGGTTCGGGCCGCAGGTTGATTTCATCACCGGGAAGATCGACTTCAACCCGCCGGATAAGGTTGTATCCAGAAAGCGGCGTCCCGTGGTTCCTATGACCGTCGGCATCCGGGCCGATCTGGAAGAAGCCTTTTTGATCCGAGGCCGGGGCAAGCGGGTCTGCGGGATGCGGTCTGCGTCGGCCTTCGACACGTTCATGCGGGACATTGGCTATGGATGGGTCACGCCGCACGTCATGAAGCACACGGCCATTACCCTCATGTTGCGGCGGGGCGTTGCGATCGAGACCGTCGCCAAGTTGACGGCCACCGACGCCCGGACAATCCTGCGGGTGTACCGCCATCACACGATGGACGAACTCTTGAGCGTCGTGGATCAGCGCGGGATCTAAGTGGTGTGTTTGGTGCTTGAATTTCTGGCATAGTTTTCTCCTATTTGGGTTCTTCGCTTCCGTCAGGACCGGGCACCAACTCCCTGCCCTCCGCGTCGAAATATGTCGTGGTCCCGAAGTCGCCACCGACGCAATCGGGGCATAAAATCTCTGCACGAACTGCCGACGGAGGGTCTAGATCATCCCTCGCGCTATTCGCTGTGCGCCCGCACTTGGGGCATTGGATCGGCAGAAACTCAATTTCTGGCAGACCAGCGCCCGGCCTCAAATCGTCCATGACCTCGCTCCTATTCCACGTCGCCCGCAAGCCCGGTAGCCATTGCCGCATCCCACCCGTCATTGTGGCCGATGATGTAGGCGCGATCCGCTCTGTGATGCTCAATCTGACGCGCCTGCTCTTTCAGCTTGTCGCTCACCTGATCGAGAATGTGCGCGTGCAGCCCCATCGCGGCCAGCCCTTCACGCATCTTGTGCAGGTCTTGGCACATAACGCGCACCGCCGCATCCTTGGGCATGTCAATTTCCACTGTTTCAGCCATGTCGCGCTCCTATTCAGACTACCAAAACTTCATAAGCCGGACTTCGGTCCAGCGAGTGCGCCAGTAAAGCGCGTCATGCCCCTTGCAGAGAAACTTGCCTCGCACGTTGCCCCGCAAGCCCCGCGGCAGAATACGCATCACATTCTCTTTTGACTTTCCCCAAACCATACCTTGCTCTCCTATCTGGATTCGTCGTCGGTTGTATCAGGCTCAGCATCATGGCCGCACATCACCCAACGTGTTTTTCGCCCGCAAGCGCATTCTGTCCGCTGCTGAAAAGCACCGCCCGGTCGCCAAACGACAATCGCAATGCCGTCGCAGCTAGGGCATGGCGTCCGCGCGGGACCGTCCGAATGCTGCGGCAGATACGCGCCAATTGCCGGGGCTTCTGTCAATCCGCCTTGGTATTTCGCCATGCCTTGCTCCTTTTCTGGATCAAAAATCTATTTCGATTTCCGGCCCGAACCGCCGCCGCAAGAAGCAGTGGCGGCAAATGAATTCGCCCGGTTGCAGGTTCGGTACTGGCATCGCCTCGCTCCTATCTGGATTCACTCGGCGCCAGCTCGAGGCGCCATTCTGGAAACCGCCACCATGGGCGGCCCTCAACCTTTACGATGCGAGCTGACACAAGCTCCCGATCGCGCGCAGGAGCACCGCATTTTGGGCAGACCGGAAAGTCGGTGCGGGAAAAAAACTCTGAACCGAAGGCAGGCGTGCACCACCACCCGCACGGGCAAACTGACCTGATCGCATAACCCGCCATAATCTCGCTCCTGTTTAGACCCTGCCGCGCGAACGCGCAGCGTTGAAATTGTTTCGCCGCCGGGCGAACTCGCTTAGGCGGCGCATTTGATAACCACGCCACGGCCCTCCAAGATAGCCCGCAAGTCCTGCGGGATCGCGGAGCTATGAAGGTGATAGACCTCCGTTCCGGCATGTTGCGCTGTCTTTGCCATGCGAATGAGCATCGGGCGCTCGTCGCCCACTTCTTCAAGCACGTCAACGAAGGTCAGGGCGTCCGGTACACCGACATGACGCAAGCCTACCGACTGCGGCCCCACGAACCGGCTTTCCGCGCAGATATAGCCGATCTTGCGCGGTGTGTCAGGCACGACAGGCGCAGGGGGAGGCATCACCAGCTTAGGTATCGGAATGTCAGGATTGCGAGGGACTGGCTTCGCTTTGTTGTAAAGCGGCCCTTCATCGCGGATCGCCAAGGCTTCGGCATACTGCGCATGAGCGCGCGTCTTGAAATGCTCGACCTCGACCTTGGCGATACGCCAATACCAATGCGACGTGGACGAATGCTGGCATAGCCTCGCCATGAAGCTGGCCGAGATGCCGACATAGAGCAGCTTACCGCTCGCGTCAAAATGGCGATAGAGGCTAGTCCTTTTCACTGGCGCGCTCCTTCCTGCGGCGATTGTCCGCGCGGCTTTTCAGCTTCACCCTAAGAGCGTTGTACTCCGCTCGCGCGTCGTCGCGCTTGCGCTCTGCCCGCTCAAGTTCCGCGCGCTCTTTATTGCTGAGGTAATCTTGCCATGTCATGCAGCCACCATAACGCCAAAACTTGGCGGTTGCAATACGCCAATTTCTGGTGTAATTTAGTGTGCAAGGGCGCAATGCCGCGCCGCAATCCAACTACCCCGGAGGCACCATGCCAAAGCGCATTCAAATGACCCGCCAGAAGCCGTGGCGCAAAGACCACCCTGACGCTGTGATTGTGGCGCGGCCTAGCAAGTGGGGGAACCCGTTCGACTTTCGCGCCGCCGCCGAGATTGGCTATGGAGACGGGCGCGGGGCTGCCGTTGACGCTTTCTCGGGGTGGATGCGCGGCGAAGATTGGGGCATCCCACAAGGGCAAACCCGTGAGAGCATGGCGGCAAAGCGGGTAGTTATTCGGCGAAGCCTGCACGAGTTGGCGGGCAAAGACCTCGCTTGCTGGTGCCCGCTCGACAAACCCTGCCATGCGGACGCTTTGCTGCGCTTGGCGAACCAGTCCTAAAAACCCCCGGAGGAATACCACATGAGCGAACAAGAGAACTGGAAATGGTGGGTCGGCCACGACGATGAACGCTACCACACCGAATGCGAAACCAGAGAGGAAGCGGTCTACATCGCATCCGAAGAACAGGACGGCGGCCACATTGTTGAGGCGATGAAGCCAGCCAATATCAAGATAAGCCGATACTTTGACGGCCACATGTTCGCAGAGGAAGCCGAAGAACGCGCCTACGAGGATCACGGCGACCCCGAGGGAGACGTCGAAATCTTTCCGATCAAACCGGAACTCCGCGCCGACCTTGAAAAGATGGTGCGCGAGACAATGGACGCGTGGCAGGACAAGCATGGCCTGACTTTCACCGGGTTCCAATTCAAGGCCAGCCGGAACCAAGAATACATCCCGTCGAAACCCGAATCCAACTAACCCCGGAGGCACCTAGAATGAAAACGCCAAAAGACATGCAAATTTGTTACGTCAAGTTGAAGGGGGTCGCTGGCGTCCAAATGGCGATATGGGACACAGGATATTCCTTGTACGGTGCGGGCGGGCATTTCCAATTTGCTGATCGGTCGATGGCCGGATTGCCCGTCGATGTTGAGGCATGGGCCGGAACCCACTGGATAGCTGCCGAAACGCCAGATACAGCCGTAGAATGGCATGAAGTCAGAAACGGAACTGCTGAATCCAACTAGCCCGGAGGCCGATATGTCAGAGACACCAGAGCGGATATGGGCCAACCTCGATCACTGGGTTAGACGCAAGCCCAGCCGATCAGGCTATACCGAATACGTCCGCGCAGACGTGGCCAACGCTCGCATCCGCGAACTAGAGAGCGCCCTAAACCGGGTATCAGCCGATGCCGCGTGGACGCCAAAGCATCCCGCTTGTGAGAAAATTCTCGAAACCGCAGCGGCAGTTCTAACCAAACAGTCCTGAAAACCCCGGAGGCACTATGCAGCTACGCGAAACCATGAGAGCGCGCCACGCGCCTGACGTTTACGCCGGACCCAACTGCGACCGGCACGAGCCCCGCTGGATGGGTTCGGCGGAGGGCGACATGGACGGAGACGGGCCAGTCGGGCGCGAGGGGACGCTTATGCTCTCCGCGCGAACCTTCCCGCCGGGAACGGTGGTCACGGTCTCAATGCCAGAGTGTCCCAACTGCCACGAGACCCCACACGATATGGGGGACCTGCCAGACAGCAAGGGTGGCTGGTTCACCAAATGGTCGTGCGGCTGTGATTTCGACTGGCATGAGTGGGCCAGCGAAGAATTTTCCTGAATCCAACAATCCCCGGAGGGCACCACATGGCCGAGAACAGTGGCATCGAATGGACCACCCATACGTTCAACCCATGGATCGGCTGCACAAAGGTCAGCGCAGCTTGCGATCACTGCTATGCAGAGGCTTGGGATAACCGCTTCGGCGGTGAGCGTTGGGGGCCACATGCAGCGAGGACGCGCACAAAGACATGGGGCAACCCGATCAAATGGAATAAGCAGGCTCAAGGCGCTGCCGAGCGCCCGCGTGTGTTTGTAGCTTCACTGGCTGACGTGTTCGACAACCATAAGAGCATCTTGACCGCTTGGCGGCATGAATTGTGGGCCTTGATCCGGCAGTGCCCGAACCTCGATTTCCTCATGCTGACAAAGCGCCCGCAGAACATCGCGCGCTATCTGCCCAAGGATTGGGGCAACGGTTATCCGAACGTGTGGCTAGGGGCGACCGTCGAAAGCCAGAAAGAAGCCGACCGGCTGGCGCACCTGACTGCCGTGCCTGCCGTGGTTCACTTCTTGAGTATGGAGCCGCTGCTTGGCCCGGTCGATCTATCGCATCATATCGACGGGCTGGAATGGGTCATTACCGGGGGCGAAAACGGTAGCGCCTATCGTCCTGTTGATCCTGACTGGTTTCGCAGCCTGCGCGACCAGTGTGCCGCCGCCGATGTGCCTTTCCTGTTCAAGCAATGGGAAGGCCGCAACCAACGCGAAATCAAGGCCAAGGGCCGGGAACTGGATGGCGTCGTGCATGACGGTTATCCAGCCCCGCTCGCGGCAAAACCCCCGAAAGGCAAAAACATGAGCCTGCACGACAAGCCCGCATACAACCATGACGCATTGAAGGAGGCGCTGGCAAAGCACGGCCTTCCCGTTGATACGCCTTCGCAGAATGCCGATTCATTCCGTCTTGGCTGGACCGCCGCAATTGACGCGGTTCGCGCCCTAGACAGTCAATCCTAAAAACCCCCACCGAAAGGAAAACACATGGCGACCCACTACGACGAACTGCAATCACAAGGCATCCGGGTTCAGGTGTTCGACAGCAAAAACAGCGGCCCCTTTCAGGCTCGCGTTTCGTGCGGCGTGACGCGGCAGAACCTCGGCGGCGTCGAGAATTGCCAGACAGTCGAGGACGCGATTGAAGGCGGCAAGAAACACGCCCGAAAATTCACCTACTGAACCAGTCCACTTACCCCCAAACGCAAAAGCCCCGCCAGCCATAGGGCCAGCGGGGCAAGAAACGTCTAGGGACAGACGGGACGGCTCCACTCGGGAACCTCTTGGGTCGTGCCTTTCCTTTGCTAATGCCGCTGGTCCGCGCGGCCCGGATTACGATGGCTCGCCGGGATCGCCCTGCGGTTCGACAGCAATCCAGTTCTCACCAGATGCCGCCACACAGGCTATGCCATCCGGGCGGGTGATAACCACAGAGAACGTGCCTGTCTCGGGCGAGGACCAAACTTGCAAGATCGCCGGAACGCCGCCCATTGTGACCAGCCCTTCGCCTGTGATGCTTTCGCCGTATTGGTCGATCAGCACCTGAGTGACCAGCTCTCGCGCCATACAGTTCGATTGCGCGCCCGCTAGCGTTGGCGAAAGAAGGGCCATAATAGCCAAAATGGATCGCATATCGTTTACCCCTCGGGGTTGGCCGCGCGTTGGTCAGTTCCCGGTGCGCGACGTGGCCGGGTTATTGTGGCCTGACATTTCGGCCGCTCAGAGTTTCCACCTTGTCGCCACAGTCCAGCAGCGCGCGACGATCCCGGCTCCACAACACCTCAACCTGCCGATCGCTCACCCCATCCGCCGGGATCACCACCGGCTTGGCGCAAGGGTCTGCTGATTTAACGGATGGCGTTGAGGCGCTGCACCCGGCCAGCACCAAGGCAACGCTCGACAACCACGGGGTCCGCATAGGCCGCTCCCTCCAATTCTCGTGCCAGCCGGTCACGCTCTTGCGCAATGACGCGGCGGGCATCTTCCAATTTCCGCCCGGCCTCAATCTGATCGAGCAGCTTCTGACGCTGCACATTCTCGCTGGCCGAATAGCCCATCCGATAGCCCTGCCAGCCGGTCAGAGCCGCTAGGGCAAGAGCGGCGAGGATCAGCCAGGGGGCCAATTTGAGCGGGATCATCCAAGACCCTCCATGCAAAGCCGATACTCGTCGGCGCGCCTTCGAACCAGACCGCGCACGACGCGCCCGCCAGCCTTGTTCCACCACGTCAGAGCGTTGCAGCCACCGGCAAGATCGCCCGCGTTCAGGCGGCGGGTGGCGGTGGAGCGTCCAGCCCCGCGGATGCCCACGTTATAGGCCAGTGAAACATATGCCGCGTCCCGTTTTGGCGTCAGCCGGGCGCGCCTGGTCTCGTCCGTGAAATACCGATGCAGGCCAGCGCGATAATCATCTGCAAGACGGCGCTGAAGCATGGCGCGGCATTCGGCATCCGTTGCCCGGTCCCCGATCCTGACGCCCTGCGTCTCGCCAAAGCAGATCGTCGGCACCCCGACAATATCCCGGTACGCACAGTTCAGTGCCGGATCGTCCGAGCATCTATTCTCCCCCTCCCATTTCATCACAAGGGGCGTGGCGACTTCCATCGTCTGCCGTTCGGTCGTCTGCGCCAGCGCGGGGAATGCGAGAAAGGCTGTTGCGAGGATAATCAGGCCGACCACAGAGCGGCGCCTCCAGCGGCCTTCGGGCGTCTGGATGACAAACCGCCCGAAAAGCCCGAGGATGATTGTCACGAGGCTCAGGATCGACCAGACCGCCGGGTTCGTGTCGATCCCGGTCCAGAGGTAAATCAGATCAGGCGCGACAGTGAGCGCGGCCAGCGTGTAAAAGGCCCATACCGTATAGGACAGCAGCAAGTTCCGCCGCCAGTTTTTGGCGAGTTTCATTGCATCCCTCCATGCGTTTCAAAAATGCGCCGGATGTCGCGGCCCAGCTCCTTGACGTCAGCCTTCACTTCTTGCAAATCTTCACGATCCCGCTGCCTGGTTTCTTCGCGCAATTTCAGATCACGCTGCAACAGTTCGATTTGCTTCTGGTTTGTGAAAACACGTCGTATCAGCCACACAAACCCGCCTCCGATTGCCACGACAGACCAGCTCACAAAGCTGCTGGTCGCATCATCAAATATTTCCTTCAGCATCGACTTTTACTTTCGCTTTGCCGGGGTCATGGGCCTATCCCGCCGCCCGGTCGGGGTTGCTCAGGCCCAGAAGCGGGCCATTTTGCCTGTGATCTTCAGCTTGGCGCGCGCCGCTACCGCACAAGCCATTCCTCGACGCCCGCGCTCACGTCGCGCATCTTGATCCAGCGAGAGTCGACCGGCTGGCCTTTGCGCAGCCGCAGCTTGCCCATGAGACCGACCGTGGACCATTCAGGCCGCTCGGCGCGCGGGATATAGGGCATGGCCGGATCATAGGCCGGGTCAAGCTTGCGGCGCTGAAGCGTCTTGCGGGTCGCATCCTTGGGCGGTGTCAGGCCCTCGGGGATTTCGTCCTCGGGATAGCTGTGCGGGAGGTCGCGAGACGTCTTTTCCCCGTCCACCTCTTCCGTGACCACTTCGACCCATTCCAGCACGTCATAGTCTTCAAGGATGTGCTGGCAGAAATCGTCGCGCTGGTATTTGCCTTTCCAGCGATCTATATCCCCGTCGCCGATCACACTGGGGTTCGCACTGATCACGCCAATCGGTGTTTCGCCAGATTTCGCCGGGCGGATCTTGTCACCATCCAGCACCACCGAAAGCCCGCGCCGATCTTCGGCGCCCGGGTTGCCATCGGCCCATTCGAAATACTCGGCATAGTCCGCTCCACCCCCTGTAAACGATCCGTCTGCAGCGACATCTCCGTCCCCTCGAACTCTGAACTCCAAGTCCCCCCCGGAACTATACGAAGTCATGAAGAAATACGAAGAAGATGCTAAGGTCCCGCACGAGGTAGCAAGAACCGAATTGACGAAAGAAGCGCTGGATGCCCGCCCTCTTATTGGGGGTCTGGACGTAGCGGCTTCAGAGACATCAAGTTTAGCTGTCGGAGATGTTTGCCCAATGCCTACCCCGTTAACGTCAAAAACCACGTCCTCAATAGTGTTTTCGAAAGTCCACGTAGTCTTAGCCCCCGCCCCGTCAAAGCCTGACGCGACGAGCTGGCCTGCGTTGTTGGCCGCACTATCCCTAACCCTAATAATTCCCTTCGTCGCGTCATTAGTGCTGTCAGAAAAGAAGGTTCCATCATTGACTATTGTGCTTTCTGCATAAGTAACACCCGTGACCCTTGACGACCCGCTCACATGAAAAGAGTTCACCGGAGATGCTGTATTAACACCAACTCTGTTGTTCACCGCATCCACGAATAAGGCATCCGTGTCCACGATTAGGTCATTATTAATTTTTACAGGAATGTTTAATTGAAGTTCATTTTCGCGCAACACGAAAGTAGTTGTCGTACCGTTTACGGTTACAGTCAGATCATTACCAGCACCACTACCAGTATTACCGTCATAATCCAGATTAATCTTCAACCCTTTGTTGAAGTTAAAAATGAACTGAAGGCCCGACGAATAAAATTGCATTCCGTCATTGATAAGTTTGAAAATGCCACGTTTTGATAAATACGCGCCTAGAGCCGTTAGAATGCTTCCGTTTTTTGTAGCGACGTTATCAATTGAGGCTTTCAAAGGATCGGTATAACTGCCAATGCCGGTAGTATCCAATGCAATGGCAGACGCATCTGTACCGATGAAGTCGGTAAGGACCAAACCGGCCATATTGTTGTTTTGAACAGACGTACTAAATCTCAAACCAACATCGTTATCGCCGTTCACATTTTCATGATTTACACCGCCGTTGATCGTCAGTGTTGCACCACCATTATGAAGATCGTCAGCATTAACAAAAATTGTTCCGTTATCAGCATAAATACCATTTACTTGACCGTTTGAAGGATGTTCAATGTAAAGAGCATAAATTTGAGATGTATCAGTAACGGTGTTTAAAGCCCCGTTGAAAGCGTGCAAGTTTGTAATCGACCAGCTACCGAAACCAGACTTATGGACGGGATATTTTGTGTAATATCCATAGACATCTGTAAGTGTGAAATCAGCGGTTTCCATCTTCCAGCCATAGCCGGTGCGATTCCCCTGGAGATCAAAGCCCGCGTCACCCCATTTGTATTGGCGCGCTGTCGCCCCAGGCAGACCGCGCAATTGCCCGGCCTTGGTTTTGGTCCGCACGCCATAGCTCATATCGTCGGCCCGCGCCCGCCAGCGCTGGACCAAAAAGGACGGTCCAAAATAGCTTCCTTCTTGGTTGGCCACGAACACGCCGGAAGCGACAAAACCACAGTCGATCAGAACATTCTCGAACCCGACCCCATCCGTGCCGTCGGCGTTAATCATCGGCTTGGAATACCCGTCGCTGTCGTCCGGCCAAACACCGCCGATCGCCAGCAAGTGCAGGTCATCAAAAATCAGCCAATGCGACGAACTTCCCAGAACCAGCGTGTCCGAGATCGCTATCGGCGTGCCAACCCCGTCCCCGACAACCTTCAGCCCGTGTTCGTTTGCAAATTCGATCGCGCTTTGCGCCGCTGCCGTCAAATCTGTGGTGCCGGGGGCAGTGTTTTCCGCCCAATGCAGGACCGAGATGGTGTTGCCTTCGGCAACTGGCGACCATGTGCGCCCGTCGCCAGTGGTCAATGCGGTGCCGGTCGCGGAATAAATGTACAGATAAGGTCCGACCTTGATATATTGCGCCGCTCCTGTCGTGCCTGCCTCTGCGGCTGCCCTTGTGTCAAACCTCAGATCAAACCTCAATGCAGCGGCCGCACCCGCCGCCGTCCGAGACCCTGTTCCGCCGTCGCCAACACCAAGAATGTCCTGGTTAAACCCGCGCAGATCGAACCCGAAGTCCATTTTCATGCCGGCGGGCCACGTTTTACCAAAGGCATTTGTGACTGTGATGTTGGAGGCGCCGAATGAAACAGTGAAGTCGTCTGTCGCATTTAACCTATAAAAAAGAGTGGTTTCCGCGTAGTGCGTTCCGTCTGGCAGGCATTCGTCCTGCGTCACGCCAGAGGGATAATCCAGAACAAGGGTGCCCCCGTTGGCGATGTCTTCGGCAAGAAAAACGCTTACCGCAAAATACCGGGTGTCGTTAATTGAGAGAGCCATCTGATGCCATCCATGTGTAGAAGACGGGCGGGACCGAAGCCCCGCCCATTTGCGTTAACCGGCGTACTGGCTGTTGCCTTTGGCCGACGGGTCGCCCAGGGCCACGACAAGTTGGAACGACTTGGAGCCATCCGCGGCACTGTTCGGATCGTAGGTGCCGCGCACATCGCCGGTCGTGGCGGTCGCAACGGCTGTCGCCCCGGCAACAACGGTTCCTGCGGTGGCTGCGGCGCCATCTTCCAACTCGGCAAGCACCTGACCAACCTGCGGCAAGAACACAGGCAAACCGAGAACATCGCCCGGACCAGCAAACGCGCCATTGGCAATCGCGCCACTGGACGATACGCCCGTGATGGTCTTGAAGGCTTTCTTCCCGGCAACGGCGGTAATGCCGTTCAGGGTGATGCTTTCGACCACGGTCGCCCCGTGCACGTCGGTTCCGGTGAAGGTCAGGACGGCCGTATCTGCTCCACCGGAATCCACGACGATATTGCGCGGAACATCCAGTGTCGCCACCCCGCCAGAGACCAGAGCGCCGTCCAGCGCCGGTGTCGATCCGGTGTATGCCGCGAAGATCCCGTCAACGTCGGCCGTATCAGGCGCACCAAGGTTGATGGTCACTACATGGGTGTGCGCCATGCTTTCCGGGTGCGCAAGGGCATTGGTTTCCATGTCTGCGCCCAGCCGATCAAGCTGGACGAAAATGGTTTCGCCGGCGGCAAGGGTCTGTCCAGAATTGTTGGTGACGGTGATATTCGATGCCCCGAACGAGAAAGAAACTTCCCCGGCCCGAGCGTCGAGTTCTCCGTAGCGATTACTCACAACGCCGTGGTTGCTGCCGCCAGTGTAATCGCCTGCATTCCGGTTGTCCGGATACGAGACGTTGAAGGTGCCTGCGTCAGCAACGGACGACGCCAGCACCATTTCCACAGTATCGAAAGTTGCCATTATTGGCCCTCCTTGAGTTGATGGTGCCCTTTAATACACCAAAAACACCAATCAGGCCACTATTGGAACAGACCGTCGCCTGTCTCCCACCACGGCGGGTCTCCGCGATGTTTCAATCCCTTTTCCCCGACAAGGGTATCTGCGAACTTGGCGGACGTGTCGTGCTTGCTGACGGAATACAGAAGCCCGCGGGAAATCCATTGCGAGGCTGGGCCAGCAGGGCCAAGCGACGAGATACCAAAAGCAAGCGCGGGCTGGATCATCAGACGATAGGCTGCCCGAACAGCATTATATTCCGTCGTGTTGGTGTTTTTCGAATTGCGATAGCCAGACATGAGGGCTTTACCCGTAACAAACATCTGTTGCAGGAAGTACCCGAGGTACGGACCAGCCGTTACCGTGGTCAGATCGCGCTCGTATTTGATGCCTACAACAAGCTGAACCAAAGGATCAAGCCGCCCAAGGACGCCAGTTCTGGCAAACGCCCGCTCGAACAGCCATTCCTCAAGCTCACCTTCCTCGCGCTTTTCCTCCCACCTGTCCTGATTCAGAAGCGCCTCACGCAGAATTGTGGTCAGGACGTGCCCGCCCAAAAGCGCCGCATATGGGGCCATTGCCAGAGCGACGTTCGCGCTCCGCTTCACACCACGAACACCAAGACTATCGGTGTCCTTCACGCCCCGCTTGAGGTTGCGCAGAAGGATATTCCGGGTGAAGGCGTCGATGAACGACATGATGCCGTACTTGGCCGCATGATCCGGGTGGTTTGCCATAACAGCGCGATCGGTCTTGAGCGGGTTCTGAATAATCTCATTCACCAAGCGATTGATTGCGCGGGAATAAATCTCGCCCGCCGGGTGCATGTCGCCATTGGGGGCAAACAGATCCTCCATCTTCGGCATTCCGTCCAGACTTTCGAGCCATTCCAGAAGGTCAGCCCTGTCAGCCTTGGAAATCCCGAGTTCATTCAATTCGCCCTTGGCAAACCCATCGCGCTCACCGGCAACCTGATCCCGGAGCGCCGAATTGACCGAACGCCTGCCGCCCTGAACCTCCCGCAACAAAGACAGGATGAACGAGTGCGCGATTGGCTGCATCGAAACCCGCTGAAAGTTCGTCAACGGGGTCAAGCCATTGATAACAAAGAACCTCTGAACCGCCCGCTGTGAGGCCGGGGAAATGTCCAGAGCATCCGCGCCCATCCGGTTTTCCATCACGGTTTCCATCGAGTGCGGGGCAATCAGGCCAATGGTGTTGGCAAGGGAAATCAGTTCCTCGCGCTTGCCCTTCCGAACCAGCGTATCGACGTTCTGGATGATCCCGTTGAACGAGTCTCTGGTGCGCCCCGTCCGCATCCCTGCAACCATGCTCTCGACCAGCGACGTGAACGTGGCGAACGTGAGAAGTCCCAAGGTGCCGATCGTAAAGAAGAACGTGGCGAACTTCTTGTACCCAACCGACGACGCTTCCATTCGCCCGGTCGCGCCGTTGATCATTTCCTTCATGGCATCAATGTCTTCCTTGCTCACGCCCGCATCCCGCGCCGCGCTCAGCATGGTTTCCAGCTTGGAGTGATCGGCCCCGAACCGCTTGGCATATTCCGCGATCCTGGCGGCCGCAAAGGAATAGCCCTGAATCATCTCGATTGGGTCTTCCTGCATGAACCCGGCCATGATGCTCCCGGTTTCCTTGGGAAGCGTCCGCCCCTCAAGGAATGCCGACGCCGGGCCGATGGTGCCGAAGTCATTGATCTGCCCGACCCCCATCTTGATAAACCACTTCTCCGCAGCATGATCCGAATACCGGTCGCGCAGCATGTCCAGCATTTCAGCCTTGGCGGTTTCGTGGTCTTCGATTGCCGCCGCTATCTTGTCTTCGTACTTGTCCGGGTCTTCGCTCTTGGCCTGCCGCCGCTGCAAGTCCTTCACCCGCTTACGGGTTTCCCGATAGGTCGTAATCATGGCTTCGTCGGTTTCACTCAGACGCGGCTGGGCCTCGCGCTCGCCATCCGGCATGGATTGAAAGGCGCGGCGTAGACCACGGATCACCGCGTTAATGTCTGCGCCCTGCGTGTCAGGATCATCGCTCTCGACAATCTCCCGGTCAAACAAGAGCCCATAGACTTCGGCGGCTTTGACCTTGAACCCGTCCTGGTCCGCATCCACCCGCTCCGTGTCCAGAATATGAGGCAGATAGTCCGCCTGGTAGCCGACACTCACACCGGCGTTTTTCAGGTCATACCAAATTTCATTCAGGATACCGCGCAAGTCACCGGCCAGATTCTCATGCTGGGCAGTTGTTCCATCCGGCTTCTCGCCAACCAGAAGGCCACGAACAATGCGAAGATCGGTGTCGGTCAGATACTTCGCCCCGAACCGCTTCCGAATGGCCCCACGCACCTTCTGCACCCGACGCTTGGCCGACATTTCCACTTCTTCCTGATAGATCGCCCCGGTGGCCTCCCCTGACCCCGGATCTTTCGCAACCTGCTTTCGGATATTGTGCAGGGCGCGTCGGGCCGCAGCACTTTCCTGACGGTTGGCGATTGCCTTCATGGCCTCGCCCTGCGTGTTGATGAACGTCTGGTAAACCCGGCGAATGCCGCGCCCCTTCTTGCGCCACGTTTCCGCGGAAATAGCGGCGTCGATCATGCTGTGCAGCCGATTGCGGAACTTCCTGTATTCCTCCACTTCCTGCGCCACCGCGCCTGGGCGCTTTGCCCGCCGCAGAAGGTCGTTGTTGTCGAACGTCGCCACATCGGTTGGAGCCTTGGGGGCCGCATCCGGGCCAAACAGGTTCGTTGACCGTATGGCCTGGGAAAGTCGCGTCATCGCAATAGAAAATTGATCGGCGTCCGTGTCCTTGGGGAAGGTCATCGCAAGACGGTCTTCGTGGTCGCTGTCATACGCCCACTGACCTTTTGACAGGAAACTCTGTGGCAGATCGGAAATCTGCGCAACGGAGCGCCCTACCCATGCCTCGAATGCTCGGGCGAACATTTCAGCCGGGTCCGTGAAATACCCGCCGCCGCCGTACAGATCATCAAATTCCTTGGAACTCTTGAAGTATTTCGACAGAAGGCGCTCGGGCGGGCGGCGCCCTTCCCGCATATCCGTCAGAAGCCTCTGAGCGTCCTTGGCTTTCTTCGTCGGTTTGCCATCCGCGCCCAACTCTGCCGACTGCACCTGCAATTCCAACACGAGCGCGTTGACCGTCATGCCGTCACCGAACATCGACCACATGACATGCGCAAACGCCTCCGTCACCAGACGGCGCGGGGAGAGCGGCTGGACCAGACCCTTCTTATCCATGTTCTGCGTCAGAAGGTCCGTGAACGTCGGGTTGTCCACCATGTTGTTCAGGTAGTGATCAAGCGCATGGCCCCACTCATGGGCGAAACTGTTGGATCGGCCCGGCAGGATAATCTTGCGACTGCTGCCCCACGAAAACATGCCAAGCGCGCCCCGGAGCGCGTTTTTCGAGACCAGAGACAGGGTGATGCCCTTGCCATCGATCGGCAGACCAATGGCGTATTCCGGGATACCCATGACAGAGGCCAGCATCGTCATGTTCTGATAGGCGTCGAGAAGCTGGTCCAGTGCCTCGCGGCTGGAAATTGACGTGCGACTTTCGACCACGGTGCGGCCAAAGCGGTTCTTTCGCTTCACCTTGATTTTCGGCAATTCGACCTTCACGCCAAACTTGTCCTCAATCATCTTGGCGATCTTCGGCGTCTGCTGATCGGGCGGCATCAATCGCGCCTTTTCAGGGTCAATGCCCGCATCCGCAAGCGCCGCCTGATACACGGAAGTCCTGTTGTTGAAAGAGAATTTCAGGAAAGACGGGCCAAGGCGTCCGGGCGGGCGACGGCCAATCCGCCCCGCATCTAGCAGGGAAGTCTGTTCTCCGGCGCCACCACCATCAGCATCAGAAGTTGCATCGGGACGAACAGTTGATCCCCCTTTTCGACTTGCTGACTTTCCTCGCTGTTCAGCATCTTGCTCAGATCCGACGCTTCGCCCGCCGTCACCTGACCGCTCTCCTTTAGGTACGCTATCTCCACTTGGAACATCGTTACCCCTTTCAAACAGGCTGGTCTGGTTTCGCTCGTCGTCATCGAACAAACCACCTTCCGGCGGTGCTGCATCGCCCCCCCGCTTGGGTTCGTCCATCTTTCGTTGAGCGAGATCCTTGTCCGTGATCTTTTCGGCGCCGGGAATTACTTGCTGGTCGCCTTCGTCGGTGACGTCGATTGCGCCGCCTTCCTTGGTGCCTGCTCTAGCCCGGTTGCCAGGCTGATTACCCGACGGGCCGACGCTTTCTGCGCCGCGCTGGATTGCGGGTTGTCCAGCACCTTCTGCGCTCTCGCCCTGTATTCCGCCATCTGTTTCCTGCGTTCGGGTAGCATTCTGGGATTCCTCCATGCTGCGCATTTCCGCGAACATCATCCGTAGTACGGCTTCTTCGAAGTCGCCGCCATTCTCGAAAATGTCCGCGATCATCGCGTTTCGGTGATGTGGCGTCAATGTCTGGTCCGGGTCGATGACTGCCAGCGCGGCGTCTACTCCCTTCTGGACTTCATACTGGCGATCATAATCCGCGTCGAAGAAATCGCCAAAATCATCTTCTTTCCGCCCAATTTCGGAGCGCCAGAAGTTGGGGATGACAATATCTAAAGGGGCCTCGCCGGCCTGATATGTACGGTAAGCATCCGCAAGCTGCCGGTTATAGTCCTCGTATGCCTGACGATCTGACTGCCTTGTGAAGAACGGCTGGCGCCCTTCGATTTCCCCAACCAGAGCATCGATAAGCGCATCACGATCAATGTACCCATTTTCTTCCGGCAGGACGCCCGGTGTATCGAAAACCTCGGAATACACGATATTGTCAATATCAGCCGCGCCGCGCGGGGAGAAAATCCCCGGATAGGTCTGTGGCGTGATGCCCCTGTGTTTAAATTCGCTTGCAAGCGGAGTTAGCTCTCCCCTGCGCGGGCCGGATGCCTCCCGCCACCTGATGCCTTTTTTACCTATGATTGCGCGGGTCAGCGGACGCTTGAGGCGAAGTGTCGGGTTCTCGCGAACAGACGCATCCCAATCCGGTATTGGTGCGGAACTCTCCGGTGGCTGATTTTGCTCCGGTACGAAAGGCGCCGACGCTTCGTCATCTGGGGCTTCCTCCTGCTTTTGCGTGGACACGGCGGGCGCAACGGGTTGATCCGGCACGGGTGGCGCGTCAGCCTCTGGCGCTACCGGTTGCTGGGGCGGCGCGGGGCGCGGAATAGGAGTGTCCTGCGGCGTCGATAGTTGCTGAATGACGTCACCAAGCGTTGCGGGCGCCACAAGCGTCTGGTCGATCTGCTTTGCGAAGTCCTTGAACGCCTGTGCCTTGGGGGCATTCCGGGCGCCTTCTGCAACCGTCTGAGCAAGAGCGGTCGGACCACCTTGACTGACCCCGCCAATACCTTCTGCCAGAACCTCGCCAGGCTGGATGCTTTCCCCGGACGCGATCTGCGCCCCGGCCTCACCCGCCATTTCTCCAATCGGCTCAATGGTGGTGCCGACTGCGGCTGCGGTTCCTGCCCGCGCGGTGCGTCCCGAGTTGCGGGCCAAGGCAACCACCTTACCGGCAATCCCTGCGGTGGCGGCATCGGCGGCAGAGATAACCCCGGCCCGAACAAGAGCGCGTTCGATCACGTCGCCAAGAACCGCCTCGTTGCTGTTCAAGTAGGCGGCTACTGCATCTGGCGACTTCACGTCCACGCCAGCATCAGCCAATTCCCGCATGATGCCGTCTGACATTGCCAGTTGCATTTCGGTCTGGTGGCCTGCCGCTCCTGACATGAGGGCGGCGCCAATCGGACCGCCAAGGAATTGCCCCGCTATGGCACCAGCGATCGAGGGGGCAGAGGCCGGGAGACTGCGAAGACCAAACGTCCGCAACACCCCGAGAGGATCGTCCAAAGCCGCGTCAAAGCCCTCTCCGAAAGTCTCTGCTTCACCCACAGCCTTAGCAGCCGGGTTGATAGGAAGCGCGGCGATTTCAGAGTTAAGTCCCTGAATTTTCATGACGTCTTGCACGATGTCCCCAAGCGCCTTTTCGCGGCCGGTGGAATGCGCGGTGGCATCCATCTGGCGGGCCTTTTCGCGCAGGAAGTCGATCTCCTGCCGCAAGACCTCACGACTTTCATCGTCG